AAAACATTTTTATTACGTAAAGCCCAACCAGCTATATACTTGTTAATAGCTAACTCATCTAATAAAAATAACATCTTATCTAATATAAGATCCATCATTTTATTTGGGTCAACCATACCAGCAAATTGAATTGTAGCATCAGCAAGTGTTGAAGCTTCTCTTGCAAGACTATCCATAACTCTAGCAGAAGATTCTGTAATCTCTACACCTAAAAACTGGTTTGTAAGATCACGTAAAGCAAAAAGAGCAGCTCTTGCAGTATCTTCAGATGCGTACTCTACTTTCATCAGGCCACCAAGTAAATTCTTGACGTCCATGTTGTCTAAGAAAAACTCTCTAATATCATCTACTGAGCCTGCGGTTATAATATCATTATAAATACCCCATGCAGCTGCGTTCATTTCTTTAGAACTAAATCTAAAACCATCAACTACAGCATTAAATCTACCAGCGTCTCTAGCAGCTTCAGCTACACCTCTTACTACATCACGACTTTCAGGACCTATCATAAGTCCTTTCTTTATCATGGAATCTGTAATAACCGGAGCTGGATCTCCTTTAGATACACCTTGTCGAATAGCAGCAGTGTCAGCCATGTTACGTGCAACGTTACCAGCTGGTGGTATTGTACCTCCTTTAGCTCCTTCGTCAAATGCAGCTGGAGATATGTCAGGATCAATGCCTAAATCTAACTCAAGCTGTTCAATATTATCTAATTTGTTAGCAGCACGAGCTTGTCTTTCAGTGTTTTCTATTACGTCACTTCGACGCATTACATCGTCAAAATCTAGAATATCACCTAACTCGTCTTCTAGTCTAAGCTTTTCATCGAGCAGAGCATTATATACTTTAGGATCAAGTCCTTCTCCACCTCTCATCCTACTTAAAACACCTTGACCCATCTGTTCGTTTATTTCAGATAGTCTCATAAGTTTACCAGTATCACCACCAAAAGCGATGTTTACCTGTTTATACTTAGTAGCTGTCTCATCTAATGGTTCAAACCAATCTAGTACTTTACGACCTTGTGGCACATCAAATAAAGAACCTACCACGTTACCTAGTATAGGTATAGGTAAGTTTTCTAACATAGTCCTATATCGACGTACAGCTGGACTGTCAGAATCTCTTGTCTTTAATATTTCGGGTAAAGGTAAATGACCTTCTGCTCCGAATATATCAGGGATCTGTTTAGCTAAGGTTGTAGTTATTGTATCCTGTTCAGATGTGTCACTAATACCTACAATCGCTGTATCGACTGGTAAGTTAATAGCAGCGTTAGCACCTAATCGTTTCCACCAAGGCAGACTCCATCGAGCAGCTTGTGGAAATTTTGTTGCTGTAAATGCGTTAGCTTTACCTCCAGTTAAAATACCGGGTATAAGAATAGAAAATATCTCACGCATTTTTTGATGACCGGGACTATCTAATCTAGTCTCTGCATCATAAATATCATCAAGTTTTCTTCCGCCGGGTACGAGACCTACAAGGTCCATACCAAAGTCCATTAAACCTAGACCAGCTGTACTTAAGCCTTGAAATGTATTATCAAGAACTTTTAGTGGATTGGATGAGCCGTATATGCTTCCTCCAAATTTCTCAGGTTCATCAGCTTTGTACTCATCATGAGACATGCCTTTATACTTTCTATACCAGTTATCACGTAATCTATCACGTGTTGTAAAGCTAGCATCTTCGTCCTTACCAGTCATAAACCATTCACGATGTTCTTTCATCATCTGGTCTTCATTTGCTTGAATGGATAAGTCTACAGTACTATAACCTTTTTTACCTCCATACGCTGGTTTAAATTGAGATGGTTTGCTTTGTTTTTGACTTTGTGGTGGTACTATTCCAGCCTCTTCTAGTCTTTCTTGTTTTAATTGTTCTTCAGTTTTTGAACCGAAAGCGACCAGATTCTGGTCTTCTTCTAGTTGTAATTCTTGATCGGTCATGGTTCAAACCATCCTCCACTTCCATAAGGGTTATAGTGTATATTAAATTCAGATCCAAATTCTATAAGTTTTTTAGCATCTTCTCCTGTAGGAAAATAGTTAACATCTTCTAACTGTGGCATGTCTAATAATTTAGATCCTAGCTCAAGAGTCTCTTTTGTACCTTCAGAGTATACTCTAGCAAAGTTAGACATTGTACTATGCTTTCCAACTTCCTCACTCCAAGGTCCATATAAACTCATTAAGTATGGCAATTTTTGTTCTTGTCTTAAAGATGAGCCGGGTTTTCTAAACGCTTGGTAAGCATCAGGTGGTATATATAAATTTTCATCAGCATATCCTCCTATGACGATATCTTCCTCTCCTTCATTGAGAGTCATTAACTCAGATTTCATTACTTTATTATTTCTAAGTAAATTATTTATATATTTTCTAGCATCAAACGATGGATAGAACTCTTCTAGTAATCTAACATTTTCTGGTAAAGTTATTGAGTCGCTTCCAGATCTTATCTGAACAGCAACTTTTGTTAGCTCAGTATCTGATACAATTACTTTCCCATCAATCTTGTTATCTATAAAAATTTGATTCATCTTTTGGCCGAGTAAGCCAACACCTTTAGATTCCTCTAGTTCATCTTTTATTTCTTTAAATGAAATACGTTCTCCGGGTAATGTACCATCATAAAATGCAGTAAATGTAACTGAACCATTTTTAGTTGTACCATCAAGACGTCTGAAAATACCTTTGCCTATAGTTCCGTCAGGATTAGCTGTGTCTATTGCAGCTAAGTTTTCAATATCTCCTTTTGCTTTGCTGTATCTTTCATTCGGATCTTTTATGTGTTTATAAGTGTTATTAAAGAGATTATAAAATAAACTTTTTGTTGCATTTTTAACATCGTTAGCTTGTTGACTTTTTGTACCAACTGTAACAAAAGCAGTAGCATCTATATCTTTTACAATACCTACAGCAAATTCATCTATTTTAGCATCAAAGTCAATCCCTTTAGCAGCTACTAAAGCTTTTACATTTTCAGCAAACGGTGCAGCTCCAACAATGTTTTCAACCTCTTTTGGATGTAAAGATAATAAATTAAAAAATTCTTGAGTATCACCTTGTGAAACAGCTGTCATAACACTTTTAACAAGACCCGCATTATTATCAGTTTGAGTAATAAGCATCCTGTCAGCAAGAAACTTTTGTGTTATAGGATTGCCTTCGTTTCTCTCGTACTCAGCTGCAAGAAGTTGATACTTATTAGGACCTTCAAAATCTCCATTGTTATAAGCTGTTACAGCATTATTAAATCTTTGGTTATCATCATCCTGTAAAGTTTTCTTATTCTCCTCTACAACAAAGTCAGTATGTGTTCGCCATAATTTATGTAAATCTCCACCTACTTCAAACAGCTTAGGATTTTTAAGAACCCATGGAGTACGCTTTGTATGACCGGGTGAGATAGGAGTTTCCCATCTACCCCAGTCGTCGACAAATCGTTGCCAACCACCAGCACCACCATACTTAGGATCTTTAAGAGCTTCTTCCCAGATAGATACAGCAGCTTCTTTAGGTCCAACTACACCACGGTTAGATGTAACTCTACCAAACTTATCTTTTGTAAAACCATTCATTACAGTTGCAATCATCTGATCCCAACTTTCTTGGCTATTTCTAACTCGGTGTATCTCTTTATCTTCTTTTAGATTTTCTTCGTATATTAAATAGGTTTGACCATTAACTGCGGTCTGTTGTCGTTTAGCACCTTCTTTACTAAATTCTGCTAGTATTTTTCTACCAGCTGGGCTAAACTCATCTATACCATACTTTGCAATAATCTCTTGTGCACGAAACTCAAGAGCATCTTGTATTTGTGATGGGTCAAGTTGAATCTCTTGCTCTTGTAAGTACTGGTCAAACGAAGCTAGGACCGCAGGCATAGATTTTATTACTTTGTCAGCTATTAGTAAGTTACCGTAGTAGCCATTGTTTCTAAATAAGCTTCCAAGATAATCTGCATTATCTCCAGATCCCGGGTCAGAAAAATTGTATATATTTTCGTTACGTTGCTTTTGAAGTTCTGGAAAATTAGTTTGTCTTTCTAGCTCTTCATTTAACTTATCTAAAAAGTCAAAGCCTCCTGTAGCTTCTAGTTCTTTATATCTATTAACACCTTTCTGGATGTCTACAAATTTGTAAATACCTTCAGCAGCAGACCCTAAATTTTTAGCAAGTGTAGGTGAAAGTTTTGCAAAAAACTCTGACTGCTTAAGTTTCTGTTTAGCCTGAGCTTCTAGATTTTCTACCTCTCTTTTACCTTTTAACTGTGTAGCTTCGTAACGTAGCTTATCTTTTTTTATTTCAAGATTTTCATTTATCTTTCTGTTTTCTTTTTGATTTTCAGCAACTGTCCGTAGATCACGAGCATAGTTAGCGTCAAGTTGTGACTGACGCTGCCTATTCTCTTTCATTGCTGTGATTTGTGCGTCAGATTGGATAGACATATTCCGCAATGCAGCGGCTCCTCCAATCTGTAATTCCTCAAACCTACCTCCTTGGAGTCTAGGTTTAAATACTTGTGCCATTAGAATTTCGTTCCGTATCTATAATTAGCATAGTTGTTAAATCCTTGACCTATGCTTCCAGCGATACTACTTATTGTTGATCCCCAGACCTGTCCAGCTGCTGCTGATGGAGACATTGTAGCTCCTAGCACTGGTGCGGGTCCAAAGTCATACTCTTCAATTACCCGTGGGAACTGATAAGTGGCTACTGGTGTAGGCAAAGGCATTACCGGCATTGGTAACTCACCGGGATCTAACATTCTTGACGCATATGCTCGCAAGTCTGCTGCCGATTTTTCCCGATCTATTGACTCTAAAACAAAGTTTGCATTGTCGATTGCATTGTTTGTAGACGCTGATAACATAGCTACTTTAGTACCAAAGTTCAGAGCTTGTGTTGAAGAAAGTTTTTCAGCTGATCTACCTGTAACACCTCTAGATCTGATTGTACCTTCTTTTACTAAAAAGTCTATATATGCGGCATTTTTATCATATGCAGCTTCTTGTAGAGTTTCATCTAACTTAGCGTTTTCTTTCTCTCTACCTCTAAGATATGCACCTTCGTTTAGTGTTAATTGATTACTATATATTTCTTCAGATTTTTTAAACTGAGCTTCGTTAGCTGCCTGCTGTCTGTTTCTAATTTGTAAATCAGCGTTATACTGTCTAGCATTAGAAGCATCTTTAAATGCAGCTATCTTTCCTTCATTTATAGCTTTTAGTTCAATCTCTCGTACTGCAAACTCTCGATCAGCGACAAGTCGCTCTTTCTTCATATTCCAGAGTTCAGTGTCATATTCTAACTGTCTCTCAGCCGCTGCATTTTTATCAGAAGCTGCTTGGCTTGCCGCACTAGCAGACCTACTGCCACCAATAAGGCTACCGACAACGCTGACAGCTGGTCCAATAAATGGTATTAAATTCATTAAGTCCTCCTGTAAAATCTAGGTGAGTATAATCCTTCCCACATCATAGAGTTTAAGGCTGTCGGGAATGGTGTATCGTTAAATAATCTAAGTGTAAAGTTTTCTGTTCTTTGATGTATAGGTAATGTAAATACTGTTTGATCCGCTAAAGGTATATCATTAGCAAGATATTGGTCAGCTTTGATAACAGGATTTAAATTATACCACTCATCTAAGTATATTAAAACTGTAGCACCGTTAGCTGGTGCTGAATCCATAGTTAAAGATGTATTACTCGTTACTGTAAAAGCTGTAGTTACAACATTATTTATTTTAACTTTTACTTGTTCTTTATCTACATAACTTATCTGTGATGGATCCCATCCAAATACTGTAGTAGATCCGTCGCCTGTATACTCTCGTTTACCTTGACGTATACCTTTAGACTTTAACTTAAATCCCATGATTCCTGATAGTCCTACAGCAAACTTCATACGTGCTATAGTTAGATTAGCAGAGAAGTCAGATCTAGTTCCGTTATCATCTGTCTTAAAATATGTCTTAGGTAATATAATGTCAAAGTCATACTTAAATCCTACTATAACATCACTAGCTACACTTGTTAAGTTTTTAAATGGTACTTTAAAATATGTGTTACCACTTTCTACTACACGTTCTGGAGTCATTGTAAATCCAGATTCAATAAAGTTACCTGTAGCAGTAGTACCTTTAATAATTAGTACAGGTGTTAAGTTAGTAGCGTCATTGTAAGGTATAAAACATTTACTAAAATTACCAGCTGTGTCAAATGTAACAGAGCTAGCTGTAGCATATAAGTCTATACATGGATTAATTCTCTTACCGTCATTGTTAACAATAATAGCATCATCTGGACTCTGACTAAGACTAGCTTTACTAAGAGTAAACTGTCCGCCCTGTTTTGTTACAGCAAAAAATTCATCAGAATCTGCTGCTATAGCTTGTACTGTACCGGGTGCTTCCCAGTTAAACCATGCTTGTACTAGATTCTTTTCCCCATCACTATATGTGCGGAAGTAATATATGTATCTAGAAGCTTGTCCAGACATAGCAATAAACTGGTTTTGTGGACTAGCTATTAGTGTATCTACTGTAGCTGGAACCCACTCATTTACTACTCTGCCTATATCTAATACTGTTGGGTTTTCGTTTTCTCCACGTGTTACCATACCAAATACTCTGGTGTAACTTGGAGTCTTACTAACAAAGTTAATTGTTGTACCCATGTCTACTGGGTCTAACTCAGTATCCATTTCGTAGTTAGCTATAGCACGTATAACTGTTTTAGCTGGTGTTAGTATACCATCAGATGCAGCCATTAAAAACTGTTGGTTAGCACTAAATAGAACTAAACCTTGAGTAGATGGTAATACACTATGAAGTGCAGCCGGTCTAATCGTAGATGCACTGATGTCTATAGGATCTGAGTCTGTAACTGTCTGTGCAGATGTGTGATAAAAATTAAAAAACTCTGCTGATTGACTCATAGATACGTTGTCACTAGACAAAAATCCTAATCTATTATTATGGAAAAATGCCTGTACAATCTTTGCACCTACAAAAGATGGATGAGAGTTGGTGACATCATCACCTACAGTTCGTGAATCATATGTTATTTTCTTAAATGTAAACGCATTAGTTCCTGTATTTACAAGCTCATGCGTCATAGTTGTATTATCTAACCCTGTAGACACACTAGGAGATAAACCTTCTGACCAGAATCCGGGACCTGATGTACCATTATCTGCTGTATACTTCATAAAGAATGAAGATGTAGTAGCACCATCATTTAGTACTTTTACAACATGTCCATTTTTAGATTCATTAGGTAGCTCTGCTATTGTAGCTATCTGATCTTGAAATATACCAAGTTTGTCACCTCTAGTACCACCACTACCTACTAAAGTAAAAGCAGCATTACGTGATAAGTGTAAACAATCAGCTAATCTAGTTACTGTTAATCCAGATATATTGAAGTTATTTATATTAGTCTCCATGGTAGTTAATACATCTGTATAACTAGCACTTCCACCTGATGTAAATGTAGTAGTCTGTCCAGCTACTGTAACAGTAAATGGTATATTGTTAGCATCTCCTATTAATCTTATTGTACCCTGTGAGTTTGCAGTAAACGAGGGTGCCGCAAGAGCTGCAACTGTTTTAGTTTTGTTAGTTATAAAGGTTGTATCCTGTACAGTTAAAACATCGTAATCTGTACGTGCTCCTGTAAGGTATGCCTGTGCCCCTGTACCGTACGTTACGGTAGCAGCTGCCCCAGTTATAGCGTTCCATATAGCAATGGCTCCCTGAGACTGTCCAGAGGGCACTGGTGTAATACAGCCTATATATTTTTCTGTTTCAGTTCTAGCAATGTAGAACCATTTAGATGAGTCGTATGTAGTGCCTGTACCTAAGTTAGCAATCCACTTAAAACCGGGTCTTTTAGTTAACCCAAAGGTTGGGTCAGGATAACCGTTAAGGCACTCCTCTACTTGACCGGGAAGTTTCTTATCATCAGATTGTCTAGATACTCCACCGAGATAGTTTTCAACTCTTTGAGTTACTACTGGCATTATCGTTGTAAAGCGTGAAATGGTTGATAGCTTTGATAGTAAGCTTGCTGTCCTTGTGGGTGTCCAAACATAGTAAACTGACCTTGCTGAGTTTCATACTCAAGAGCTGTAGATCTAGCTAAAGCTTCTTGCTGTTGTAATCTAGCATACTGGTCATCGTCTCCTACTATCTTTCCAGATACAAGGGTAGCTGCTCTGGATGTTATATAGTTTTGTATAGGTTCTGGTAAATCTATCCAGTCAAAATACCATACGACATCACATTCAATAGGGCTATACTCCCATGTATATCTGTGGTTTTGTCTGTCATATAATTTACCCTGTCTGCGTACAGCATCATAAGTCATGTTCTGAGCATTTTCAGTTAACTTAATCTGTATCACATTATTAGGTATTAGTATTTCGTTGTTGTTATCTTTGTTAAATTCGTAGTGATACTCTTTGTTAAAGGTCCAGCCCTCTGCTTGAATCTCCCTTGACACCTGTAACAGTGTATCATA